ATGAGGCCCAAGTTCATCATCGAGGAGCTCCTCGGAGCTGGAATCGATCCCGGCGCCCTGGCTGGATTGCCCGAGAACGGCGGCCTGGACTACAAGACTCTGGGATTCCCATCTCAGGGAGTGGCCACCAGGCTCTTTCGGGCGGGCATTCTTCGGCCCAGAGGGAAAAGCAGGGTGCCGAGTTCTAAAGGAAAAAAGAGTTCAAGGACTCTCTGGGGCCGAGGGGTCCATTTTGAGGTTTTCCGCGACTACTGGCACCAGAATAAGCAACATTACAGCAATCGCCTCGCAGCCTTCCAGGATTGCAGGCAATCAGTAGCGGTTTAGTTTTTGTCTCCTGTTATTATTCCTAATCCACCAAGCGTTATCATACGGCTACAGATGTGGGTTGAGCATTTTACCGAAGCCTGACTCTTCATAAGCCCGGCGGCGGTGTTTTGGTCTGGCCTGCAAGTAAATGGCCGTGGTGTTCAAGGAGGCATGGCCGAGCTGCTGCTGGAGATAGACGATGTCAATCCCGGCATCGAGAGTCCAGCGGCTGAAGCTGTGCCTGAGGAGATGAGGTGTAATCCGCTTCCTCTGCCGCACTTTGCCCGGCCTTGTATCCTGGAGCCCGGCGTTCTCTGCGGCTTCGTCCAGGAGTCTCTGGATCTGCCGGGTGGAGATATGCCCATGATCTCTGCCCTCGAAGATGTAGCCGTTCTCCCGGCCCTGAAGATGGACATCTAATGCATCCAAAACAGGCTTGGGGATGATTGATGTGCGCTGCTTGCTGCCCTTGCCATTCACCACATGCAGATATCCTCCCGTGCCGTCCAAATGATCGGCTTTCAAGACTGCCACCTCCGAAACACGAAGACCGCAACCGGCCATCAGACACATAAGGGCGGCCTCTCTTGGGGTAGGAGCTGCGGCAAGCAGCCTGTGCCATTCCTCCAGGGAGAGGAAGTCTTCGGGGTGCATCCTACTTAGTAGAATGTCATAATATATCTAAATTATGACATCGACATACAGCAAGGCCTCTCTTGGACGCTTCTGTGAGTACTAAGATTGGTATATAAGCAGTACATACGCAGTAACACGTCTTTAATGATTTTTGTGCAAAAATTCGCACGCCAGGTGTAGCTGTATCAAAGCTCGACAAGAGCTTTCTGGCATATTCTCGTCGAGTTGACGTTTGCCATTCCTTGCTGGATCGCAGTAAAACACCGGATAGCTGCAGGCCTTGGAGTCCCTTCTTTATCTGCCCTACTCACTTTTTCCTTTTCTCCAGGACCTCGGCCCGGAAATATCCCAGGAATAAATCTGGGAGGAGCTGACAAAGTTGAGCGAAGAAAACGGTACAACCGATATGCTAGGAAATGCTGGCGCAAAGCTGCTGACCGCTGGAATAGTGGCATTGAGGACCGCTAACCCGGTTGCGTGGGCCACATTTAAGAAGGGCCTCAAGTGTGTAGCGGTAGGCTCCGCTGCACTTGATGAGATTACTGACGACGACCAGGTAAAGGCGGAGGAGATCCAGAAGTGTCTTGTTAAGGCCGAGGATTACGGAGCGATTCGCACCCTGGAAGACCTTCTTTGGGGTCTGCTGAAGCATGTGAAAGGGTAGGGCAATAATTTCGGTAAAATCCCGGTGACGCGGAGTTTGGGCAGGGATCTGCTCCCAGACGAAAGGATGCTCCTGCCCATTTCCCGCGTGCAAAAGCGAAAACAAGCGAGGTTTTCTGTAAGGAGAATAAATGAATTTGCATTTGCTTGGAATGTGCATAGCCATTATGGCGCTCTTTGTGGCGCTGTGCCAGAGTGCCGAGGTAGAGCTGAGGGAAGACTTCTCCGGTATGGGTGAGTTCCAAACCCGCTCAGAACTATATGGAGTCCAGGAAAAGGCCAGCACAAAAGACGGCCAGCTCATCTTCGGCCACGTCCTGGCATCAAATCAAACCTTCTCCGGATTCAGCGCAGAGGGAAATAGCAGCAGCTATCTTGTCGCCTCGGCTGATCATTACCTTTGCATTTCAAAAGCCAGCAGCATCAATGCCACTGCCAAGACATCGAGGACCAAGTATGAGTGGGGAGGCGAGGAAAGATACACGCTCTTCTCAGCGCAAGGAAACGGGACAGTTAAAGAGCTGGCTACTGCATCGGGCGAAAAAAGGCCGATAGAGTTGTCCTCGATTCGCCATCGTGGGACGTTCAGCCTCAACAGCTCGATGAGGACCTCATACACTGCAGATGCAGGAGATACGCCATAGCTCCTGAGCCGCTATTGTAGCTGATGCGCTAGAGCCCCTGGTAGATCTAAAATCCATTCCTAAAATCTGGGCTCGCTGCCTTCGGGCAATGCAGCGATAGTTGAACTTGGGAGGCTTTGTGGATCTTTTCAAGATTTTCGTGCTGCTCCTGTTATTGCTCCTATTCCTGATTTTTTTGGGCATGAAGTGCAATGCTTGGAGTTAGACGAAATGTTGGAGGTTTGATCAAATTGAAGGACTTTGGATGTTGCGGAGGCCAAGCCTCCGGTGAGCAGGCATGTGAATGCATCGAGCAAGACTTGCAGCACAGGGTAATTCCTACCGGGACACGCAAGCTCGTCGGCCAGGTGCGGGAGTACTGCACCACTACAAACACCTGGCTTACCAGGCAGGCGTTCATAGACTGGTCCAAGAATGAAGGCCTGGAAGTGGACCCCATTGTCTGGTTTACGGAAATGGGACACGGGCCGGTGCCCTCGGATGTGAAGCTGTAATCTGGAGGGCTGTCTCACGGCCAGGAAGACGAAGAAGGAATATCAAGAGATCAGAAAGAAGGTCCAGCAGGCCGTTTTGCTCATGGCTGATGGGATGTCTGAGAAGAGGGCAGCTCTGGAGACAGGCATCCCGCGGGCAAATCTGCAAAGGTACATTCGAAACGGCTGCCTGCCCGATGGGCTGCCCATATTCCTCGATCAGGTAAGCGAAAACCGGCCTGCTGATGCTGCCTGCACCATGCCCATTCAGGCCAAGGGGTGCTCAATGAACGAGCACCTCTCAAATCCGCCGCAAGAGATGCAGCAGGGAAACGGGCAGCCACCGGGCCAGCGGGACCCTTTTGGGAAATTTCTCCCAGGAAATCAAATTGGTGCGAGTTATTCAAGCGCCGCCAGGAAAGCAAAAACGATTTTGGCGGACTTTGCGCCGTATGTTGCTGAGACTCTGATCAACGTGTTCCGCATACTGCCCGGTGACCGGCCCGAGATCATTCTCGCCTTCGCCAAAGAGATTCTCGACCGCGGGCTTGGCAAGCCAGTCCAGGCCATCAACCTCAAGGAGACTCACACCTATGAAGAGTACCGATTCTTCGAAGCCGCAGTAATGGCTGCTGATGCCGATGCCATACGATCCGCAGCTTCTCTTGCAGAACGCCTGGAGAGCCACGCCCGCAACGCTCGCCGAGCATCTCAGCCTTGGCAAGTGGAGATCATACCGCCACCTGGCGGAGCTCTCCCTGGTCTTGTCCCTGGCAGTGGCCGGGAAGTATCCGAGACTGATAATCAGCATTCCCCCACAACACGGAAAATCGGAATTAGTTAGCCATTGGTTCCCTGTGTGGCTCTTGGACCTCTTCCCCTGGGCGCGTATCATCCTGGGCTCCTACCAGGACGACTATGCCGCCACCTGGGGAAAGAAGGTCCGCAATACGATTCAGGCCAACTCTGATCAGCTGCGGGTGCGAGTCTCGGACGACTCGGCTGCGGCGAATCTCTGGTCTACCACCGAGGGCGGGGGCATGTCCAGCTCCGGCACCTCGGGATCAGTTACGGGCAAGCCGGCTCACGTCCTCATCATCGATGATCCCATAAAATCGAGAGAGGAGGCTGAGTCGCCTACTTATCGAAACAGGGTCTGGGATTGGTGGACGGGCACAGCCAGAACCCGCCTGAATCCTCTCCCCTGGGCTCCTTATTCCGTGGTCATCGTAATGAATACCCGCTGGCATCTCGATGATCTGCCTGGCAGGCTCATTGCTCGCAAGGTCGATGCCGATCTCGCCCAGTACGTTCCGCCCTGGGTTCAGTACAAGCTGCCGGCAATTGCCCTGGAGAAAGATCCCCTCGGACGAAAGATCGGAGAGGCGCTCTGGCCGGAGAAGTATCCGCTTGAGCTTCTGTATGCCATCAAGGGCGAGACCTCCATCTACGACTGGGAGTCGGAATATCAGCAATCTCCGATCATGAAGGCAGGCAATCTGTTTCGGCGTGAGTTCTTCCGGCCTATCGAGGTCCTGGCGTGAATATTGGATGACGCTATTGAATTGATTTCTGGAAATCTATGCAGGAGCTACGGGACGATCCGGATGCCGGCAGGCCGCTCACGGTTTCCAGGAAAAATCTTCGAGTGGGCAGCTTCTGCGATCTGGCGACCAGCACGAAAACGAGAGCGGATTATACAGTGGTGGCCACCGTGGGCATGGACAAGGCGCAAAATGTCTATATCCTCGATATCTTGCGCGGGCGCTGGGAATGGCCGGACGCCTACGAGTACATCGTGGATGAGATCCGGAGGCAAGGGGTCAAGCTGGTTGGGGTCGAGACCAACGGTTTTCAGCTCTCATCCTTCCAGGCGCTGGTAAGAGAGCCTCGGCTCAAAGGCGTCGCTTTTCATCCGGTGGCCATGGCCACCGACAAGACCAGCCGGGCGCTGCTGGTCTCGGCCAAAGGCAGCAACGGCATGCTGTACTATGCAGCCGGGGCCTCCTGGGCGGAGTATCTCATAACCGAGTTCACGAATTTTCCAAGTTTTCGGCATGATGATGTGGTGGATGCGGTTTGCGGAGCTGTGGAGCTCTTGAACCGCTATTCACCCCCGGCTTCCATAGTCAGGCCGGGAGTTGCAAGGAAACGATCCAAGTTCCGGAGGAGTGCGTGAGCAAGAACTTCAAGAAGATCAAATCGTCTCAGAGGCCGAACAGCGGCTTCTCTGAGCTGGGCCGAACCGGCCTGAACCGTTTTGGCGGGTGGATCTCCGAGGAATGGCTTCCCGAGCTGCAGGGCTCGAAGGGAGCTGAGATCTACAAGCGCATGAGCACCAATGATGCCATCATCGGTGGCGGGCTCTTCGCTATCGAGATGCTGGCCAAGCAGGTTCCCTGGCGGGCGGTGCCTGGCGACAGCAGATCCAGGGATCTGCAGGGAGCAGAGTTCCTGGAGTCAAACCTGTATGACATGGAATTCTCCTGGCCTGCAACCCTGTCCGAGATCATCACCATGTATCCCTTTGGCTGGGCGGTTCTGGAGAAGGTTTTCAAGATCTGCCGAGGCCGGAATCAGAGAGATCTGCGCTTTAGGAGCCAGTACGATGACGGTCGGGTTCGGATTCGCAAGCTTGCACCGAGAGCTCAGGAAACTTTGCAAGATTGGGAGTATGATGATGATACTGACACCCTGCGGGCCATGATCCAGCTCGCTCCTCCCGACTTTCAGGAGCGGCGGGTGCCAATCAATAAGTGCTGTCACTTCCGCATGTCCTCGGCAAAGAACAATCCGGAAGGGCAGTCGGGTTTGCGCCGCACCTACCGGGCCTGGTATATCGCCACCAACCTGGAGGATTTCGAGGCCATGGGAATGGAGCGGGACCTGGCGGGCTACCCTGTCCTTTACGTTCCGAAAGAGATTGCCGACCCTGACCCGGATGATGAGGAAGCCGTCGCAGCGCATGATGATTTCATGGCGCTGATAACCGGCGTGCGCCGCGACGAAACGGAAGGCCTGCTCCTCTCTTCGGAAAGGGATGCGAATGGCCACCTCCTCTATGAGCTGAAACTGATCTCGAGCTCGGGCACGCGCCAGATCAACACCAATCAGGTCATCAGCCGCTGGAAGAATGCCATAACCGTAAGCATGATGACCGACTTCCTGCTCCTGGGGCAGGGGCGGCAGGGATCTTTCGCCCTGGCCGAGACCAAAAGCAAGCTCTTCGCTCAGGCCCTTTCAGCAATTTTGGATATCATAGTCGAGGAGGTCAATGCTTCAGTTGTTCCCGATCTTATCGCATTCAATCCCGAGATCTTCGGGGACCTGGAGAAGCCGCCCTATTTTGTCCATGGCAAAGTAGAGATACCCAATCTGGAGCAGTTGGCCAGCTATCTGCAGAAGCTGGGCTATAAGGCGGACTGGTTGAGGGGCGATGCCATCCTGGAGAATCATCTTCGCAGCCAGGCAGACCTCCCGCTCCGGCCCGCAACGCAAACGCATTCTGAAGAGAACGCAGGCGGGGAAGCGGATGAGGATGAAGACGCAAATGTCTTGCAGTCGCCCTCTCAGGATGAATGGGAAGAGGTGCCGGCATGAAGCTGGCCGAGATGACCTCCTCCGCTCTCCGGGAAGCGCCGGAAGAAGAGGTGCGCTCCGCCTGGCTGCGCCTCTCCCAATGGTATGGAGCAGCTCAGGCCAAGGGAAAGGCAACGGAGAATATCGTGAACGCAGCCGTCTTCGTCTCTGCGGAATTCCAGCGCCGGGGATGGGAGATCGATCCACGGAAACCTCTGGCCCAGGCCGTGGCCAGCCTGCAGAAGAGCGCTCCGGTGAAGATCGAGATAGAGGCCAATGATCATGACGGGAAGCTCCTGGAGCTGCTGCAGTACATCAAGCATGTCGGAAATATCGGCCACTCCTTCTCGATTGTCGTAGATCCGGGAGACAGCCAGTATGAGAAAAAGTTCAGCTGGGACGGCGATGGATGGGACCGCATTCAAGAGCTCATTGTCAAGGGCTCGGTAGCCAAGGCCCGGGCCGATGGCATGTCTTCCCGGGTCCTTCAGGCCCTGAAGTGCCTGCCGGCTGAGGTCGTCCTCGTCAAGGACTTCGCCTGTCTGGTGGGCTCTGCTGTCTCCAAGGACAAGCCCAGGGATATCGATGTACTCCTCCGGGCCGGGAGAGACGATGCCGGGGAAAATTTCCTGGTGCAGGGAGACAACGTCTACCTCCCGCTCCGAAAAGCTCTGGATCCGGAGAAGCTACAAAAGCTGCACTTCATCGATAATCCACAGGGACCGCATTCCGATCATGTGCCTCTCTATTCCCTGGTCCTGCGGCGGGAGAGCCTGGAAAAGCAGATAGTCAAGGCCCTGCAGCCTGGCGACAGGTTCCCGCCACAGAAGCCGCTCCTGGCCGGGTACACCGAGTTCTTCAGCACTGAGGAGCTCTGGCCCTGGTGTGAGAGGAAGATCAAGGACGGCGCAAAGCTGGCAGGAGAGGTAAAGTTCGACGGCTTCAGGTGTATCGTCTCCCTGCAGGACGGCAAGGTCTCTGCCTGGTTCGAGGACTCGGGAGAAGATCGGGCCTCTCATCTGCCGGGCATCGTACAGGCAGTGCAAAATTGCGGCTGCAGGAGTCTGATTCTCGATGGCGAGATGCTGGGAGTCGATCATCATGGCAGGATCATCCCCAGGACTCAACTCCAGGAGATGCTCTCCGGAGATCCGGCCTTCGAGCCCTATTATGTGGCCTTTGATTGCCTGAATCTCGATGAGGATCTCAGCAATAGGCCGCTTGGGGAGAGGCAAACGATTCTTGCGGCCCTGGTTGATGATCTCAAATCTCCTCAGATTCAGCTCTCCCAGGCCCGCAGATTCGACAGCCAGAAGGAGCTGGAGATCATCGGACGCTGGGCCGCCTCGCAGCCCACCAGCGAGGGCCTGGTGATCAAAGACTTACTCAAGCCCTATCATCCTGGGGGCTCGGACGACTGGGCAAAATTCAAAACGGTTCTGGAGCTCAAGGTCCAGATCCTCGAAGTGCAGGAGAAGAAGAACGGCTTCATCTATCTTTGCGGCTTGCGAGAACCCCCAAAGAATGCAGACAGAACGCAAGTGCATTCTGGCCTTCTCGCTCTGGGAAATACGTTCGTAACTCAATTGCGTTCTGAGCCCGGAAAGGTGCTGAACGTCCGTGTCGAGGAGCTTCTCATTCTCAACAAAGGAAATGGAGAGGCGAGAATTGCATGGGGAAAACCGACAGTAGTCGGACCGGATTCGTCGAGAGATGCCTACACGGTGGCGCAGGCCGTGGACCTCGCCAGGCGTGGCCATGTCCTGAAAGTCGAGGTGGGCAAAGAGGATGTTCCTGCATGGGGAAAAGAAGGCGCCCAGATTGCGTTTGTGGCGTCCTGCCCGAACGAAAGCGAGCGCTCCAGGAGAGAGCCGATGGTCGGCCCTCCGGGGGAGCTGTTTCAGAGGCTTTATCTTGAGTCTGCGGGCCTGAAGAAAGAGGATGTAGCTCTTCTTTATCTCGTTCCTCAGGTCCTCTACGAGAAGGGACGGCTTCGCTCTCCTTCGGAGCTCGAGGTGGAAGCCTGGACAGCACATCTCATGAAAGAGCTGCACCGCCAAAATCCCAGGGTCATTGTGGCCTTGGGAAAACAAGCTGGCCAGGCCCTGGAGGGTCTTGCGGATTTCGTGATGCCTCACCCGGCAGCCGTCCACCGGCACGGAGACTCGGGGGAGGTGGCCCGCAAAATCAAGCAGCTCATGGCTAAAGTGCAGGAGGTGGCCAAGCAGGATGACGGCCAGGACACCCGCTCGGATGTGGCAGCCAGGGAGTATGAAAGGATCTGGTGGCAGATGGTGCCCGCCTCTGGAAAAGGCCGGTTTGTCTTGCAGGCTCACTGGCGGGGACTCTCCGAGGAGGAGACAAAGCTCTCCCATGAAGATCTTCTCAAGACCGATCACTCCGTTCATTGCGATCTCCGCTTGGAGATCGACAAATCCAGCCTCTGGGGATTCACGATCTTCGAGGGATCCACCAAAGACATCAGGGAAAAAGGCCAGGGCGAGGCCAGAATTTTGCACCTGCCGCCTACGGACAGCCTGCAAGGAGACTTCAAGCTGCAGCAGCCGCACTCCTGGCTGACCATCGCCGAAGAGAAGCCCTTCGTATCCGGGCCTGGAGCAGTGGGCTCCACGGCTCAGAAGTTCTCCAAGTTCTTCCAGCTCGATGCCGGCACCTATGATTTCAGCTTTGCCCGGCAGCATGGCCGGGAGTTGTTCCTGCATGGCGAGAAGATCAAGGGCAGAGTACTGTTGCAGTATATTCCCGCCTCAGAAGGGCAGGTGTGGGTCATCTCCAGGCCGGAGAGCCAGGAGCCTTACACCTCCAGCCACAAGCTCGAAGATGTCATAGAGGAGCTGAAGGAGAAGGGCCAGGAGAAACTCGTTTGGTCCGCTGCTCTCGGCCAACATCCAAAGGTTTTAAATCTACAAAATTGCCCATTTAAGAAACAGAGATACGCCGCGATATTAAAAGCCGATGAAGAAAAAAGGCTCGTTTTTGGTGTTATTTCTGAACCTGATACCGTTGATAAGCAGGGCCATGTTCTCTCCAGAGAAGAAATTGCCCGGATGGCCCGAAACTTCGAGCAATACGTCAGGGAGTTTCGAGATCGTCATACTCGCAGAAAAGCCAAGACCGAGATTGTGCGATCTTGGATTCAGGAAAAGGACGAATGGATCTGCGGGCAACTCGTAAAGGCAGGGTCCTGGTTGTTGTGTGTCCGCGTCCTGGACGATGAAGTTTGGGGCAAGATAAAGGCCGGCATCTACAGGGCGTTTTCAATCGGTGGCAGGGGGGTGCTCATTGAAAGAGTACGACCTGATTATCAGCGGGCTGCTGGATGAAGTGTCGTTCGTTCCAGCGGGAGCGAACGGGAAGGAATACCTACTGGTGAAGGAGCACAAAATGAAGGAAGCGATCCTGAAGAGCATAGCAGAGACCCCGGATGAGGAGTTGAGGAAGGTCCTCTCCGAGGCCAAGCTTGACGGAGATTCTGCCGATGTCCTTGAGACCGTTGGAAGGGTCCTCAAGGCGTACAAAGACAAGCTTCCGGCAGAGTCTCTGGACATTCTGAGAAAGGCATGCGGCTATCCAGAGCCCAAGCCTAAAGCTGGCAAGGGCAAGGGAGACGATGATGAAGAGGGAGAAGAGGGCGAGGACGAGGGGAGCTATGGCTACAGCAAGGAGCTGCTGGAGAAGATGGACCCCGGCATCCGGGCCGTATTTCAGAAGATGGAGGCCAAGCTGGATGCCACAGAGGAGAGAGCCGAGCGGTCCGAAACTCTGGCAAAGGAGCTGAAAGATGAGCAGATCACAAAGATCTACATCGCCAAGGCACAGGCTCTGCCTAACATTCCCGGCCTGACTGCCGAGAAGCATGCTCCAATAATGAAGGCCCTGGGCGAGAGCCATCCCGCCGAGTTCTCCGAGGTCTTCAGCCTGCTCAAGGCGGCTGATGCTCTGCTGGAGAAGTCCGCTGCCTGGAGCGAGTTCGGAAGTGAAAGAGCCATTAGCGGTGGCTCGGTTATGAACAAGATCCAGAAGGCCGCAGAGTCACTGGTGCGAAAGGACACCTCTGGCCTGACCATCGAGGATGCAATCGAGAAGGTGCTGGACGATCATCCTGAATGGTACGATGAGTACGAGGCAGCCCGCACCGCTGAGGCGGAGAAGGGGGTGGCCTGAGAATGGCCGTTGAGCTTCCTTTTGGCAAGTTTTCTCGCATGGCTGGCGAGGATCTTCGTGAGGCCATCTACCATGCAGTCAAGCTGGACACAGACGGCCATATTGTAAAGGGAACTGCCGGTGCTCGCTGCGTCGGCATATTGCAGGATAATCCCGAGAATGGGCAGGTTGGCTCTGTCATGGCGCTGGGCATCAGCCCCGCGGTCTACGGCGCATCTGTGATTCCAAGCGATGAACTCGCCAGCGATGCGAACGGCCATCTAGTGCCTGCCGTGGCTGGCCAGCCTGTTGTTGCTGTAGCTATGGAGGCAGGCTCTGCAAATGAGGAGCATTCCGTCCTGGTTCTGCCGCAAGCATCGGCAACAGCCAAGGGGTGGTGGAGCTTCTACATCCCGCTCGCTGATATCGCAAATGGCGACCTCATAACTGAATGGGTGCCCGGATTTGCCGGGAGGATCACCGAGATTCTGGCCGTAGTTCAGAAGGCCGCCACCACCGCGGACAAGGCTGCCATCCTGAATGCCGAGATCGGAACTACAAACCTCACCGGAGGAGCCTTGGCTCTGACATCGGCCAACTGCACGTCCAAGGGTGCAAAGGTAGCGGCAAGCGCAATCACTGCAGATAATGCATTCGGTGCGACTGATGCTATCTCCGTTGAAGCATCCGGCGTCACTGCGTTTGTTGAGGGAGCGATCTGGTTGATGATAGGCTATACGAGGCCTTGAAGGGGAGGTGAAAAGACAATGCCAAGACCAAACAGAGGGAGTGTCCATGTCCATGGATTGCTCGGAAATCTGGCCGTTAAGTTCATTCTCAAAGCCAGGATGTTCGTTGCTGCCGATGTCTTCCCGATAGTCCCTGTAGACAAGCAGTCGGACAACTACACAGTATATGATAAGGGAGATTTCCTCCGAGATGAGGCAGAGGAGAGAGCACCTGCCACTGAATCAGCGGGCGGGAACTTCGATATCGATACCACACCCTACTATCTGTGCCGGACATTCTCGTTCCACAAGGATGTGGACGATGATACCAGAGATAACGCTGACAAGCCCATCGATCCCGATAAAGATGCAATGCAGCTCGCCATGCAGAAGCTCCTTATCAAGCGCGAGAGACAGTTCCTGGGCAGCTATTTCCGTGCCGGCGTGTGGAGCAAGAACTACACTGGCGTGAGCGGCGAGCCTGGGGCAAATGAGATCAAGAAATGGAGTCTTTCAGGCTCCAAGCCTGTAAAGAACGTCGATACCTGGATGAACGATGTTGAGGAGCTTACCGGCGAGCGGCCAAACCGTCTGGTGCTGTCGCCTGATGTCGTGTCTGCGCTCAAAGACAACGACGATATCAAATCCCGCATCCAGTACACCCAAAAGGGCATCATCACCACCGACATTCTGGCAGAGCTCTTCGAGGTCGAGAAGGTGCTCGTAGCCCGCGGCACATACAATACCGCCGCCAAAGGGGCTGCAACCACCATGAGACGCATGGCTTCGGGGCAGGTCTTACTGGCCTATGCAGCCGAGCGCCCAAGCACCGAAAACCCGAGTGCTGGCTATTTGTTCGCCTGGAAGGGCCGATTTGGGAACTCCAAGCTTGGCTCCAGAATCAAGAAGTTCAGGATGGAGCAGCTCAACTCCGATCGAGTGGAGGCGGAATTGTCCTTCGATCCCAAGCTTGTGGCTCCTGATCTGGCAGTCTATGCCAGCGCTGTAGTGTAGGCTGTTTCCTTTCCTTTTTTTGGAGGACGATGGCCTACACTGACAACCCTACGGGCAGCCTTGCCGATCTGGTGAGGTTGAAAGCGGGAGACACCGGAGATTCGCCTCTCCTCAGCGATGAGGCGATTGAAGCGTTTTTGCAAAATAATAGCAATAATATCCTGCTGGCTTCGGCGGAGGCATGCGAGGCTCTGGCTGCCCATTACGCAGACAATCCCACAGAGACCGTAGGGGATGTCGAGGCTGCAGCCACTAAGACGCAGAATTTCTTGCGTGCAGCAGACCGATACAGAGCGCAGGCAGCCGCAGAGAAGACCGAAAAGGATGAAAAAGAAGACAACAGGCCCAGGAAGCCGGGCTATAGCGCCGATGCTCTGAACAGGGGCTCAGTTTTCAAGCGGGGGATGTGCAGTGGGAATTGAGCAGCCGATCGTCTCTCAGGCCGATCTGGCCAGGCTCGTTCTGGCCGCTTTCGGCTCCCTGGGCACCTGGCTCTTCGGGGCCTGGGATCCC